CGAGAGGTCGACCGAAGCCGCGTCGAGACACACGCCCGAGATGGAACCGGACGCCGCGCCGTTGATTGCGCGGACGCCACCGTTCCAAGCGACCGGGGTGAAGGTCGCGTAGCTCGCCGCTGTGATCGCCGCCACGGGCTCCTTCGCCCAGTCGGCGAAGGTCATCGTGAACGAGATCGTGGGGATTTGACCGTGCGCCAGCGAGATGGTTGGCGGACTCGTGACCTGCCCACCCATCAAGAGCCAGCGGTCATCTTGCTCGGCGCCTTCGACGATCATCTGGATCGAGGTCAGCGGGTTCGCCGTCGGATGAATCGTGCTACCGGCGTAGAGGACGTCAGAGCCTGAGGGCGTTGCGCTGAGTTGGTCGCGCAACGTCATCGTTGCCGCGCCCTGAACAAGCGAGCGAGCCTCAACCTTGCCGTCCGAGTTGACCCATCCCATCGACTCGGCACCATCGAAGAGCGTCGTGGTCGTTGGCGTGATCGTGTAGGCGGCGGCGGCGCTTGCCACCGTGTCGCCCACGTTCTCGTCGTTGGCTCCACCGAAGGCGATCTTCAGAAGGTACAGAAGTCCCTGCGCTGTGTAGGCGGGAGAGGTAACCCCGTCGCCCGCTGGAACGCCATGCCCGCCGAGAGGGACTGAAATGCTCAACTCGGCGGATCGGAACCCAAACACGACCTCATTCCGAGCGTCGATGAGTTGCTGTTGAACAAGCGGGTCCAGCTCGGGCTCGTTCAGAGTCAGGCTGGCCGTCCCTTCTTGAACGGGGACGTCTTGGTAGGTTGCCGAGCCGGTAACGTCGGTGGCGAAGGCACCGTCGGCTTCTTCGGTGACTGCGATTCGGCGAAGTAGGAAGTTCTCGATGCTCATGGGTCGCCTTTAGGCTGTTGGAGTAGTGACGTTGACGGCGCCAACGAAGCGATGGGTGGTGACGAGGCGGCCGTTCTCGCCGCCCGCGAACTCTAGCGAGCTGACCGAGCTTTGGCCGTAGTTCAAACATCCGCTGACGAGTCCCGTTGGAGCGGCGGCTTCGGTCGCGGTCAGGTTGCCGGGCCATTCCAAAACCTGGCGCAGAGCGAACGCATCCGAAGAGGCGAGAGCATGAAGCGCGGTCCTCGATGTGGCGTCGAGGTCCCGCCAGCCATCGAAGTCTCGAACGACTCGAACGTCGATGTCGATCTGTTCAATCGTGAACGAGCCTTGTCGATGTGGGCGGGCGGGGTGCGATCGCTGGGCGACGATGCGCGCCTCGGCTTGAGGCTTCTCGATGGAGCCGAGGGAGTCGGCCAGCGCGTCGAGGGCTTCGTGGGTCGCCGAGCCGTAGGTGTCGGCGGCGATCGTCCGGACCGATCCGAAGCCATCTTCGACGACCTCTCGGATGCGGGTCAGGATCGGGAGGGATGGGAAGGTCATCGGGAAGTCTCACCCTTGAGGATGTAGCGGGCCACCTGCTTGTTCGTCTCTTTCTGCCAGTCCGCCGCGGGACCGGTTGAGAAGTCGGGCTTTCTTTCTTGGTCCATCGGAAGGTAGGACCGGTGCATCTTGCCCATGCCTAGAACGTGGAAGACTCCATAGTCGGCGGGAGCGCCGCTCGTGCCGAACACGATGGCGCGTCCTTGGACTCGCGTGTTCGTTTGACCCCGTAGCTGTCCAGTGTCGACAAGGGGCTTAGATGAGCCTTTACGGCGCCGGGCGACGGTAGAGTCGGCGAGCTTCGCCCAGGCTTTGCCGTTGGGTGAAGAGGACTTCCTGAAACTGTCGTCGATGAGAGTCGCGAGAAGCATCGACCGAGTCTTTAGAATGGGGTCGAGGTTCCCCATCCTGGACTTCATCGCGGCGACGTGGGCTCGCAGACGAGGAAGGGTGCCAGGTTCAAAACTCATAGGCTGTTGGTCAGATTCTTCATGACCGGACGTCGGGCGATCGTGGTCGTCGAGTTGCTACCGGTGCTGATGGTGTCCTCGGCTCCGGTGAAGCTCGTTCCACCGATGGCTTCCTTGATCTCTGCGAGCGCTTCGGTCGTCATCGGAAGCTCGCCCGTGCGAACGGCTTCGGGAATCGGGGCGAGGATGATCGCGAGAGTCGGCGGGATGGCGCGAGCCTTCCGACCGTAGGCCATGTGGACGAGGAAGGAGAGCGCGGTCATCTTGACCATGTCGTCGTCGGTCGTGGCATCGGGAAGGTAACCCGCTTGCTTCAGCGACGAGAGCGCGACGATCGAAGCCAGCTCGGCCGCTCGATTGAATCGAGTCGTGAACTCAGTCCCTGAGTCGTCGTCGTCGGTGAAGAGGGCAACGCGGGACTTCGAGTCCACGAGCGCGTCGAAGTCGGCAGTGGCTACGTAGGAGATCGACATCGAGCGCTTTCGTTAGTGATGAAGGGAGGGGTCCCGAAAGACCCCTCCCCCATCGGGGAGGAAAAACGTATGGGTGGCTACCATGACCCCCATACGCAAGTGATGGACTACTCGTCCTTGGGTGGCCGTCCACGCTTGGGTGGGTGGTTGGCTGCCACGACGTTGGCGGCCACGGTGGCGGCGCGTCGTTCTTCGGCGGTCATTGGTGCCGGCAGGTTCTCGTCGATGACTTCAAGGGACCGAAGGGTCCCCATCGGCTCGTCGAACATCATTTGATAGGATCGAGAGATCGAGTTCGGCGAAAGGAGCCCAGAGTCTCTTCCGTTCTCTTCGAGCCACTTCAACTCGTCCTTCTCGAAGCGAGCCTTGGCGGCTCGCATGTTCCCCTCTTCCCAGACGAGGGCTTTCAGCCCTTCGACGAGGCTCGCGGGAACGTCGACAGTGTGCTTCCCCTTCGGGACGATGGCTTCTCCGATCATCTGCTTTTCAGGGATGACGTCGATCAAGATTCGAACTCTTCCTTCTTGGCGATAGGGGTCAGCGCGGTGACCGACTGCGGTGTTGTAGTCGGCGATATGGGTAGCGTCGGGGGTCATGGTTTTGGTTTTCCTTCGTTGTTTCCTGTTGTGAACTCGGTTAGGAGTTCTTGCCGTAGACGCACTGCCAGTTGCCCGGACCCTGCGCCATGTCGCCGGAGAGAATGTACTCCAGCATGCTTTTCTGCTTGTTCGACTCGTCGCGCGGATCGGGCATCAGAGCCTCCGGCGAACGACCGATTGCGTGCACCCAAGGGCGAACGCCGGGAGTGGAGAGATCGGCGATGAACCAGTCTCCCGCCGTCAGCCGAGGCGTCACGACGACGGTCGTGTCTCCCTGGTAGACGTTCTTGATGGCGGTCGTCGCGACAACGCCCGTGACCGCTTCCGCGCCCAGGTTGTTGATGGCGACGACCTTGTCGGCGCCCGCGACTTCGCGAGCAACATCCTCAAGCCCTTCGGGAACGAAGAGATGAGTCGGGTTCATGTCGAGCGGCTGCCCGTTCTCCCGTTGGAGTCCGCGCATCGCAGCCTTGCCAGCGCGATAGACCGCGTGGCTGAGCGCCGACGTGGTCTTGTTCGACTGCGTCAGTGCTCCCTCGACGTGCGCCGTGCTGAACAGAGCGACTCCATCGGGACCGGTCTTTGTGTTCGCGTTCCAAGTCGTCCAGATCTTCGTCTCGATGAGTTGAAGAGCGCGGCTCGCGGCGCGGGACAAGCCGCGGGCGATTCGTGAACTCGGGTCGTACTCGACGCGGATGCGAGCGAGTCGATGCGCGGTGTACAACTCTTCCAAGTCATACTGCGCACCGAAGGCTCGCATGCCGTCGAACTTGCGGCTCTCGCCCGGCTTCATCACGCGAACGGTCCCGAGGTCTTCGGTGTAGCCGACGTCCAGGGAGGTCCCGTTGATGCCGCCAGCGTCTTCGCTGAACAGGTTGAAGGTGCCAGGGAAGACTCCCTCGATGGCGTCGATGGCGTCGGAGTAAGCAGTGTTTGCCGCTTCCAGTTTGGTCTCGAAGTTTGCGATCGTCATAGTTTTCTTTCTTCGCTCAGTTCAGAACTAGGCGCTGAGTTCGGAGAAGATGCCGACCCAAAGAGTTGCGGTTGAACCATCGAGTCCGACAAGGGTGCCGGCGACGAGGTCGTTGGTTGCGGCGGCCGCATCGGTGAGCGTGTTGTCATCGCTGACCACAACGTTCTTTCCGATGTCTGCTTGCGCGAGTGCCGAGTGGGGCATCTCTTCGAGATGGCCCGTCTCGTAGACGACGTTGAGGTCGCCGTCGGCGCCCGCTGAGTTGTCCACGTATTCGGTGGCGATGCCGGCGAACGCGAGCGACGCAGTGTCGGCGGCGGGGATGAGGTGACCGCCTGCGTCAAACGCAAGCATCGAGCCTCGGTAGATGGTGGTGGAAGCTGCGACGCCGGCCGAGATCCCGAGCGGGCTCCCTGCGACGGTGCGGCTTTTGTCTGCGGTGAGAGCTGCCATGATGTTCTAGTCCTTGGGTTCGGGGTTCAGGCGCTCGCCTTGGCGAGTGCAAGAGTGAGTGCGTCGGCAGGCTTGCGGCCCATCCCGACGTAGGTTTCGTACCAGATCTTCTCGTCGTCGTTCAACGAGCCGACTTGGTCCTTGTGAGAGAGCTTCTTCCCGTCCGACTTGGGCGGTGCCGCCTTGTAGGCGAGCCCCTTCGGGACCGCCTTCTTGCTTCCCGCCTCGATGTCCTTGGCGAGAGTCTTCTTCGCGATGGAGAGCGCGTGCTCTCCGTAGTCCGGGTCACTCGCCATGCTGAGGTAGGCGCTCAGAGCGACCTTGGTGATCTTGCCCTCTCGCTCGTTCTCAGCGAGTTCGTTCTCGAACTTCGAGAGCTGGAGACCGGTCGCCGATTCGTTCAGCGACTTCTGAAGCTGGACGTTCTCTTTCTCCGTTGCGCTGAGCTGAGTCACGACCGCTGCGTGGCTCTTGCTCATCGCGCCCAGCGCGGGCTCGTCGGCGGGAGTGCCATCGGCGGGAGCGCCGGAGAGGACCGAGAGGATCGCGTCCATGTTCTCTTCGAGCACGGCGATGGCTGCCGGGATGTCAGTCCCCAGCGCTTCGGCGATCGCGCCAAGTAGCGCCTCGCCCATTCCAGCTTCGGCCGGTGCTTCCTCTTCCGCCGGGACTTCCTCGGCGGCGACCACGTCGGACGCTTCGAGAGCAGCACCTTCGGGGACGTCCGAGGCGGCCGTCTCTTCCTCTTCGGGAGCATCGGCCGGGGCTTCGGCGGGAGCTTCGGGAGCGCCGTTGATGGCTTCCTGACGCGCTTCCTGCGCCTTCATGTGAGCCATCAACTGGTCGACGGTGAACTCGGGCGGAAGCTCTTTGAGAGCGATCTTGATCATTTCTGCGGGCGTCATGGTTTTCGTTTCTTTCTGTGCGAGGGCTTGTGCAACGCCCGCACGGGACGCAGCGAGAGGTTTCATCCCATCAAGGAATGCGGCTGGGACAATCCCGAGTTCCAATAGCTCGGCGCCGATAGGGTCGCCAGAGACTTCGTCTGTGCTTTCGAAGTGAATCACGACCGAGCAATAGCGGTACTCGTCGGCTTCGATCTTCTGCGCGGCTCGCTCGGTCCACTTGACCCGAGCGAAGAGAGCGGTCCGGTTCTTGTCGTCGGTCCCGATCTTGACTTCTGAGATCCAACCAGCCGAGCCTCGGTGAGCGGCGGCTTCCGAGCCGACGCCAGGGTGCCCGTAGATGACGGGGACATCGTCCTCGCGTCGTTCGAAGTTCTTCACAAGGGTCTCGAAGAGGGAGACATCGAACTTGAAGCCGCCCGTCCCGTGGCCGTACCACTCGCCCTCGTATGCGACTTGTTGCCAGACCGTTCCGTCGCTCTCTCGCTTCCCAGCGGCGAGCCGCGAGAGTGCGCGGACGTCGCCGCCCAGGTAAGGGTAGATCTTCACTTCTTCACCGTCTTCTTCTTCCGAGTGCGAACGGGCTTGATGACAAGCTCGGGCTCTTCGGCCGGTGTCGGCACGTCGTCCGCATCGTCCGGGAAGATGATCGACGGCTTCGGCGGAGCCGCCGCTCCGAAGGTCCGGTCTTCGGGGTCGATACCTTCGCCGACGTAGCGCTTGGCCATCGCTTCGAGCGCGCGTGCGATCTCCTTCGTCGGTGCTGGGTTGCTCCCTCGGTCGAACCTCAAACCCGACTCGGGCTTGAAGCGACCACGACAGGCGACGTAGTCGCCCTGAGCGCATGTGAAGATGAACCCGTTCCGGAGTTCGTTGGAATGATGGGCCGGCGTGACCTCAAGCTCGTAGTTCATCGTGATTCACTTTCGATTGTCGCCCCTGGGGCACCTCGGAAGCCCTGAGTCAGAGCTTCGTCAACGTCGACACTCATAGAGAGTCCAGCTTCGTTTCTTTGGTCGGTCAGGACGATTGAACACCGACACTGGTATCCGTTTGGTGGGTAGACTTCCGCCATCTCAGGGTCGCCCGCTTCCCATTGCTTCCCATCAAGAAGGGCATGCTCGTCGCGAACGCGGCTGTCTTGCGCTGTGCGGTATTCGAAGAGGAAGCCGGCCGCTGCTACGTCCGGGTCGGTCTGCTGCCGGTATCGGCCGGCATTGTAGCTCGTGGCGGTAGTCGTTCGATAGGCCATCTCAAGATAGTTCCGGACCCCGCCAGGGTAGCCCGTCCCGTCAACCGAGCCGGCGAGCCCGGTGATGAACGAGCGCAGTCCGGCGCCGTTCGGTCGCATCGCTTGGCCGAGCCGAGAGAACGCGACCCGAGCCACGCCTTCGCTTGCGGCTCGGCGAAGTGTGAAGGACCGGCTCCGCTCGTTGTCAATGAGTGCGTCGAACTCAGCGGGCGGGAGAATCGACCGGCTCTCGAACTGAGCGATGGCTTCCTCGAAAGGGAGCGCCAGGAATGTCTTCTTCCGGTCGGGAGCGAGCTTTCGAATCTTCCCGCCGAGTTCGATGTCTCGGACGAAGACCTGACCCGCGAGGTGAACCATCGTGTTCGTCCGCCAGAAGGCGTCAGCCAGTTCGGGCGAACCGTCGAGGACCTTGTCGGACCATGCGAGGACCTTCCGCCAAGCTTCCTCTTCGGACTCGTTCCCCGTCAGCGAACTAGCGAGCTGGTCGGTGAGACCCTGGACGATCTCCGAGGTCTCGACCGTTGCTCGAATGACCGCTTCCCGCGGTCGTCCAATCAATCGAGCGGCAAGTTGTCGATCTGTGTCGTCGAGCGACCGGAAGTCGGAGAAGTCCCGAGCGCCGGAAGGCTGAGTTGATGCGCCTTGCGGCGCATCGATTTTGGGGGCGGTGCGTCCTCCAGCTCTTCGACCTGAGCGAAGCCGGGAGCCGGAGCGGCGGCAGCCGGGACAATGTACTCGTCTTCACGCGCCTCGTCCGGGTCAAGCCCTGCGCTCTCGCGTAGTTCGTTGAACTTGACGACGCCGTTGTCGACGTGGACCGCTTCGACCTTTGTCGGCTCTTCGCCGAGAAGTTGGAAGTACGGCTCGGCCGGCTTCGGAGCGAACCCACCGAAGAGGTCGAGGTTCTGTTCAACCTCATGAGCGAACCACTGCTCGCGGAGCGTCTCGGCGAGCATGTTGGCGATCGACTGGATGCGAGGGAGGATCGTCGTCGTCCCCTGACTCTGCGCCATCGCGTAGCTCCCGCCGTCGCTCCCGCCGTCGGTGTTAAGGGTCGAGCCGAGAATGCCCTTGGTGATCTGCTCTTCGAACATCTCGATATAGCGCTGGTGAGCCGAGCCCGCCGAACCACTTTGAGAGTTGATCTCCTTCACGTCGCCGCTCGCTCGGATCGCTCCGGCGCTCGACGCAGTGATCTCTTCGAGTTGATCGACGGCCGAGTCGAGGACATCCTTCGTGGCTTGCTCGCTCAGAACGGCGATGAGAAGGGGCTGCGCGAAGCGTTCGAGGGTGATGAGGGAGTAAGCGGTCGCGAACTTCTTGAAGACCCACGGGAGGGTGCACGGGATGAGGATGCCCGCCATCTGCGGCCGAAGACCGACGGCGCCCGGAACGTGAGCGATCCACCGAAGAGGTTCTTCGTCGATCCGAGCCCACTCGCGGCTTGGATGCGATCGAACCATCCGGACCCAGTCGTCATCGAATCGAGTGTCGCGAGGGTCGACCGGATGCATCGCGACGACGCGATGGACTCCATCGACCCGGTCCCATTCTTTCTCACAAATGGCGACGCCGATGCCCGTGCCGTGGGCGAGATGCATCAACGCAGACTCGAACTTGCTCAGGGTCTTGGTGCTCGTCTCTTGGAACGCGGCCAGCTCTGGGTCTTCCTCGTCGACGAACTTGAGGGGCGAGCCAACGACGTTCCGAAGTAGCGTTTCATACACGCCTCGAACGTGAGTGTCTTGTTCGAGGATGTAGCTGATCAGGTCGAAGGCGGCTTCGACGTGGCCGCGGCGCATGCCGCGGATGATCGCAAGGACGCGATCCGGAGTGACCCCAGCCATGTCGGCGCCCATCCATCGACGGATCGACGCGGCCTTCGTTCGCCGTCCCCGTGGGACCTCGGACTTCTTGCCGCCGTCGATGGATGAGATGGATGCCATTTAAATGTTCCGCCAGTTGACCCGCGGTGCGCGGTGCGTTCGTTTGGATGTTCCGGACCGGCCGGTGAAGGCTTCGGTCTCGCATGCGTTGAAGGCATCGACGCTCGCGTCGATGAAGTCGTCGTTCTTGTCGCCCGTGCCTGTGAAGGCTTCCATCTCGGCGCGGTAGACAGCGGCCCACGGCATATCATTCGGGACGATGATCTTCCCCTGATTCCAAGCGGCCGAGAGAGGGAGCGCGTTGGTAAACTTGTCAGAGATTGCCGGGACGGTGTGGAGTGGGATGCCCGCCTTGATGAGAGCCGGCGCCACGGTGCGAGCTTCGAGGTTGCTCGCGCGCCAACGCCAAGGCGTCCCAGGCGATGCGAACGCGACCTTGACCAGTTCGCCAGTGGCTTCGCCGATGTCCTTCTGGAAGTGCTGAGCGTTCGTCACGTAGTATTTATCACCGACCCGAAGCATCTCGACGTGGGCGGTGTAGTCGGCTTTGGTCTTGGCGGTGTAGGCCGCGTCGAGCCCGATGGCTCTTCGACCCGTGGTCGGGAAGTTCGAGAACTTGTCGGTGGCTGGAGTGTTGAAGACGTTCGCGCCGCGAGGTCGCGGCTCTTGCATGAACATCGACCACCAGCCGTATTCGCCGACCTTCGCTCGGCGCTTGGCCAAGAACTCTTTTGACCGTCCCTCGGGCCACAGGCTCTCGCCTTCTTCGTCGATGGCGGGAAGGGCAATGACCTTCCAGTCGCCGTGCTCCTTCACGACGCGACCGATGAGGTCGTCGACGTGCCAACGGGTCATGACGATGACCTGCGAAGCTTGGGGGTGAAGCCGGTTCAGGAAGGTGTCGGTGTACCAGTTCCAGATCTTCTCTCGGATGTTCAGGCTCTCGGCTTCCTCGCGGTCTTTGATCGGGTCGTCGATGACTCCGACGCCCGAGATGGGTTTGCCGGTGAGCGAGCCGCCGATGCCCGTGGCGACCAAGCCGCCCTCTTCCATCGTCTGCCACTCCTCCTGTTTGTTGACCCTCGGATTGATCTCGATGTTCGCCGCGAGGGCGATGTTCCGAATCTTGCGCGACATCCCGTGCGCGAGTCCGGCGCCGTGGCAGCAGTAGGCCGAGTTGAGATGGGGGTACCGCCCGATCGTGCGAGCGAGCCAGTGACCGATCGCCGTGCTCTTCCCGAACTGAGGCGGGACGCTGAACGCGATATTGACCGGCGGGCCCTTCCCTTGAAGAGCCAGCTCGACTTCTTCGAGCCCGTCGAAGAGGACCTTCAGCCAGTACGGATATTGAAAGCGCGGCGAGCAGGTTGGAATGAACTCGGCGAGCGGCTTAGTGCAAAGGAAGGGTATCGACTTCCGGCTCTTCGTTGCCGTTGCTTGTTGCGAGATCCAATCCGGCGAGAGTGGCAAACGCATGTATCATCTCCGCGAATGCCGAAGGGCTCATGTGCGGCTTCGCTGCTTCGCACAAGTCTTGGACCGCGCCCTTGATCTGGATCTCAGTCTTGTCGCCGTAGTTCGCGCGGTCAAGCTTCGAGAGAATCCAGCGTGCGTTATGGAGCTTGTCCTTCGGGTCGAGCTTGTCGTCATTGAGAGACTCGGCGCGGTGAACGTACGCTTCAGCGCGAGCGACTTTGATCGCCGTCGCTCGCGCGAGCGCGTCCGCCATACGCGCGAAAGGTGAGTCGATCTCGGCTTCGAGATCTTCTTCACCCTTGCGTCGCCATCGGAAGGCGGTCCG